ATTGGCTGACTAGATGGGCAAGCGTGTGAGAGCGGCAGACTAAGGGTGCGGAGGACGCCGCGTTGGGCGTGGAACGAATGGGGCGTCGCCGGAAACGAATGGGAGCGCACGGATACGCTGCAACGGGCGGGAACGAACGGGTCTGCGGTCGTCGTCGTCGTATCTGGACGGGAACGCCTCGGCGTAGACGAGCATGGCGTCGTGTAGGCGCTCTTCGAGCTCGGTGGGTGGGTTGCCGGTCGGTTGCCGATGGACGTTTGTGGCGTCAGATAGGCGGCCGGGGAGGTCCGCCGGCGTTGCGGGCGGCAGTTGCTGCCGCTCTTCTAGCTCGGTGGGTGGGTTCGATGCGTCGTGTGCTACTTCAGTCAACGGCCGAGGATTTCGTATCTGTTTAGATAGGTGGGCGACGTCGGCTTTTCGGGTGCTTACTTTCTCCACGTCCACCACTCTCGCAGGGTCTTGGCGATGAACGCCAGGGCGAACGCGCACACGGCGAGGGCCGTCGCTGTCAGGGCGAGGGCGACGGTGGTCAGGTCAAGAGCGTCGAGGCTCATCGGGCGCTCCGAGTGTCGTTTCGATGGACTGCAACACGTTCTGCATGGCGGCTGTCAGGCGGTCGGCGTCGCTTCCTTTCAGGTGGTAGTGGGTAGCGGCGACGCGCGACAGGGTGCGGACCGTATCGTTCAGGAGTTCCAGCTTGTCGGGGGATGCCAGGAGGAGCGAGTAGAGGCGCTGACGCAGCAAGGCAACCTCTTGCGACAGGTCGTCGGACGGGAGCTTGTCGGCGGCCTTTAGGAGTAGAGCCTGGGCTTTAGTGAGGGCGTTCGAGTAGTAGCCGTGTTTGAGGGCGTTGAGGTTGCCCGGTTGGGCTCCCTTCTTTCGACCCTTGGTCATGATCGTTCTCCGGTAGGGCCTGGGCCGCGCCGACGAGCAAGCAGAGTGCGGTGAGCTCGTTGTGCTGAGCGGCGATGACGCGCGCCTTGCCGAGCTCGTTCATGTTGTCCCTCCTTGCTGACAGTCTATCACGGGCTAGAAGATCTGTGCGGCGGCGGCGAGTGCGGCGGGGACTCCCGCGCCCGCCGCCCACTCGACCTCGACGTAGGGGTAGTAGGCGGAGGCGCCGTGTTTGCAGTAGATGTACCAGGCGGTGCTGGCGGCTTCGTAGTCGGGGATGATGCCGATGTTTAGGTCGCCAGAGCGGTAGTCGAGGGCGTCGCGGACGAGGAGCGTGATGTCGAGCTCCGTCCAGCCGGTGGCTTCTGGGCCTTCGAAGGCCGTCATGTCGTAGACGGAGAAGTCGCCGCCGTACGTCGTCCAGGCGCCGCCGCTGTGCTGGTAGCAGGTGGCGTCGCAGTAGAGGGTGTGATAGTCGGGGTCGTCGTAGTCCCACTCGTACCAGTTGTACCGTTCGCAGCGCTTGATGTAGTGCGTCCAGGAGTGGGGTGTGCCGATGATCTGCCAGACGTAGAGCCAGAGCTTGGCCGACACGACGTCGGCACCCGTCTTGCCGCCAGGGAAGCCGGTGATGTGGAAGAGTGGGCGGTAGATGTGGTCGGCTTTGTCGAGACCTGGGATGCCGACGGGCAGGTAATGGGGACAGATGCCCCAAGGGTCATGCAGGCCTCCGACGTGCTTGTAGAGTACCGTTTCGCGGTCGGTGGTGCCTTGGTAGTAGTTGGTGGTCATGGCGTACGGGCCTTGTAGTCGGCGTAGCTGGTGGCGATGTCGCCCTCGAAGTAGAGGGCGGGGCCGGTGTCGAGTTCGGTGGTGGCGGACATGAGGCGGGCGTAGGCGATGCCGGACGTGTTGTCCTTGGACGCCCAGTGAAACCACTTTCCGCGGAAGTGCATGGAGTCTCCGAAGGAGAGGGAGAGGGCGGTGCGGCAGGCGAGCTTGGCGGCGGCGGAGAGGGAGCGGTCGACGATGACGCCGACGTAGGCGGCTGCGGGGCCGTCGTCGGTCTGGGCTTCGACCCAGTGAATGAAGCCGACGAGCTGGTGGTCGTCTTCGGCTAGCATGATGTGAACGTGGTCGCCGGCTGCGATGTTGGCCTTGAGGTTCGCTTCCTGCCAGATGGGGTAGTCGTAGCCCTGGGCCTTCTGAAAGGCAGTGATGGCGGGTGCGTCGTCGACTGTGGCGCGTCTGAGCGTGGTCATGTGGCAGTGACCGCGCGCTTGCCTTGGATGACGACCAGGACGTTGGAGCCGCCGGAGGTGTAGGCGGTGATGTCGACGCGCACGTAGTCCGTATCGGCGAGTGAGCGGGAGAGGCCGGAGAGTAGCTTGTAGAGCTCGGCGGAGGGGGAGATGGTCTCCGTCCATTGGGATGTGCCCGCCTGGTTGAAGGCCTCGACCTGGAACGTGGCGGTGACGGCGGTGGTGGATCGTAGGTAGATGTTGGCGATGGAGGAGATGGCGCCGCGGATGGGGACGCGGGGCGACTTGTCGTCGCCGACGGCCAGGGTGTCGGTGACGGGGAGGATGATCTGGACGTCGACGTAGCCGATGGTGCCGGTGTGTCGGGCGGCGCCGTGGGCCTTGGGGTCTTGTGCGCCGTAGCTGCTGGCGTCGAGGCCCATGTAGCCGCTGGCTGCGCCTTTCTGTGAGGTCTTCTGGTATTGGGTATGGTCGTCGTCGCCTAGTCCGGTGAGTGCGCCGTGGTCGGTGACGCCGCCGCCTCCTGCTGATGGGAGCGCTCCCTGAACGGCGATGGCTACGGCGTCCTGGCAGTTGGCGGCGCCGAAGAACAGGACGGTGCACTCGCGGTCGGCTACGCAGTCGGCGGCGGGGATGTCCGTAGCGACGCGGACGGCTGGGATCGTGTCGTGGGGGGAGGCCGCGAGCTGAACGTCGGCGGTATGGGTGCCGACGTAGTAGGCGCGGATGAAGCCCTTGAACAAGGACTCGGCCGGCAGAGTGGACGGTTGTGTCATTAGACGGCTCCTAGTGTCAGGTGGTGTTCGTAGACGCAGGGGCGGTCGCGCTGGTATCGGGTCTTGATGGCGAGCACTCTTCGCTTGGCGGTGGCCAGGCCAAGGCGGGAGTCAGTGATGTCGATGGGGTCGGTGGGTTCGACGCCGCAGTGGACGGGGGTCACGATGATGTCAGAGCGGGCGGGGATGTCCACGCGGCGCTGCTCCGCTTCGGCGCGGGCTGTGGCGAGTGCGCCTGTGGTCACGTCAGAGGCGGCGACCTGGTGGGCGCTGGCGTAGAAGAGGCCGATGTCGGCTAGGTCGAGTCGGTCGCCGATGATGTTGGCGAGCGGGCCAGCTATGACGCGCTGGTGGTTGCTGTCCTTCATGTCGTCGTGGTAGTCGGCGGCGCTGATCTCGTGCTGCGTGGTGGGGTTGTGGTTCCAGGCGTAGGGGATGAGGGAGGCGTCGCTGGCCTGGGGCCATCGGGCGTAGATGAAGCCCGCTCGGTTGAAGAGCACGTCGGGCACGAGGCGGAAGAGGGCCCGGAGGGCGGCGAGTCCGGTGGTGCCGGCTGTGATGGTGAACTGTGGATGGAGGTCGGTCATGTCGGGCGACGATCCGGCGGAGAACGCCTCGAAGCCCAGGCGACCGAGTAGGAAGGCGTAGAGCTGGTAGACGTTCTTCGTGCCGGGGAAGGTGTAGGTGGTGGGCGCTGTCCATCGGGCGAGGAAGTGCCAGGCGTCGTCGGCGATGATCGTCAGGGTGGCGACGCCGCCCTTCTTCGGGTAGGTGTGATGGAGGCCGACGATCCAGTAGGCGGGGCCGTCGGAGTGGAGGGCGTTGTAGCCGGGGGCGACGGCGATGCGAGCGCCCTTGCGAATGGCGATGTTCGCGCCTGAGCCCAAGGTGTTGTATCGACCGGAAGAGTTGTCCAGAACGATCGTGCTGGTAGATGGGTGGTTGATGTCGGCCTGGTTCACGTCGGCAGAGAGCACGTCTGCCGTCACGTCGATGGAGTAGGCGACGACGGAGGCGGTGTCGACCTTGCTGGGGCTGCAAAGGTACATGGGGTAGGGGGAGACGGGCGAGGCGATAAGGATTAGGCCGTAGGTCTGGTCTTGGGCGATGGGCGTGGGCTCGCGCCAGCAGTCGTCTACGAAGTCGCCGGTGTATGGGAGAGTGGTCATCTTCACGCGGTCATAGGCGACGGTGCCTGTGTAGTTCTCGCGGAAGGTGATGCGGTAGCAGTCGGGGTAGGCGACTGACGGGGCGGTGTAGGCGACGTTGGCGCCGGTGATGGCGCTGGCGATGACTAGCAGGGGGCTCCAGACGCCGACGCCCGCGCTGTAGCCGTCGCCGAAGAGCACTCGCCCGACGACGGTGCGGCCGGTGATGGCTCCGGTGACGACGCAGTTCCAGTCGCCCTCGTACTTGATGGCGAGTCCGGTGACGGTGGCGGCGATGGCGGAGACGACCTTGGCCTGCCAGACGGTGGCGACGCGGCGGTAGGCGGCGATCTCCGTGCCGTCGTTGACGATGACGCAGAGGTCGCCGTTGCTCTTCCTGGCTGCGGCGATGTTGGTGATGGTGCTGGTGTGGGTGATGGCTAGGGCGAACGCCGACCAGTTGACCCCGCCGTCGCTACTCTCCGATAGGTAGATGGTGGTGGGCGTGGCGTTGTCGACGGCGAAAGCGGCGAGATGGTAGTCGGTAGCGGCGATGGCGCAGAGGCGGGTGGCGGCGCGCCAGTTCGTCCAGGCGGGCCAGGTGATGAGGTCGGTGGTGTGACGGTAGAGGGTGTTGGACAGGATGTGAAGGCGGGTAAGCCATCCGAGGGGCGAGCCGTTGGTGGCGGCGGCCGCGGCGTGGGGGCCGTCGGCTTCGGCGCCGGTGTAGAGGTTCGTCCAGATGGGGGCGACGGCGTCGGGGAAGCGGTTGGAGATGTCGACCTGTAGGTAGGGCTGGCGGGAGCGGGCGCGTTGGGCCGCTGTCAGGGCTGCGGGGAGCGTTCGCATCGACGCTGCCTCAGCCTTTCGAGCTTGGCGATGCGGCGCCAGTGGGACAGGAGGGCGCGCTGGCTGCGGCGGTAGGAGGGAGCGGTGGCGTGGGTGCGGCTCTTGGCGCGCTCGTGGGTCATGGGCCTGGGTCGCTGTCCTGGCCTGGGGATGGCTCGACGGGCGTGTAGAGCATGGATGATCGCAGGGAGGCGTGGGCGCCGTGCTGTTTGAGTGCCTGGTCGAAGGCGCGCATCTTGCGGGTGGAGAAGGCGGCGTAGTCGCGATCTGCTCCCGGGCCGCCGCTGGACACGCGCTCGGTGGTGTAGGCGGCGAGCTGGGAGGCAGCGTAGGCGGCCGCGCCGTCCAGTAGGACGTCGATCAGTGGGCCATCGAGTGAAGAGCGGGACTGGTCGAGGACGTGGGCGGCCAGCCAGTAGACCACGAGGTCCTCGACGGCGGGCGGGTTGTCGACTAGGAGAGTGAGGCGGTCGCCCCAGAGTGCGAAGCGAACGTAGGTCGGTGGGTAGTTGCCGGCTGGGAACTCGACACGGCTGACACGGATGCGGGTTTCGAGGTCGATGAGCGAGACATCGCGGCTGCCGCTGGTGGTCGTGAGGGTCGACGATAGCTCGCGGGGCATCTCGTAGCTCATGCGGTTCAGGGCGTGGTTGATGTGGCGTTCCAGCTCGGCGTCTGTCCAGCGGTAGGCGGTGGGGTCGAGGTCGTCTAGGTCGACTCGCAGGCGGGCGCGGACGGCGTCGATGGTGGTGGTCATGGTTCGACGGGCTCACCACGAGCGGCAAGGGTGGCGATGGCTTCGCGGGTGCGGGCTTCTAGGGCGTCGAGCTCGTTGAGGGCCGTGACGAGGCGGGAGCGGCGTTCCCTGATTCGGCGGAGTAGGGCGAGGCCGCTGGCGGCCCAATCGTTCAGGGCGTCGTCTAGCTGACGGTTGCCTGGGAGCTCGTCGCCTGGGGCGGTGGCGCCGTCGCCGTTGGTGGGTGGCTTCTGGATTAGGGCGGTGGACATGGCTTCTCTCCCTTCCACTTGCGACGAATGGCCGCGATCACGCGGGAGACGGCGACGCCGATGGCGGTGATGACGGCGGCGAGTCCGGTTGCGACGGCGGACACGAGGGGCGCGTAGAGAGAGGCGGCGATGCCTTTGGAGGAGCGGCAGGGGCGCGGTGGCTTGCGGGACGTGCTCATGGGCCGTATGGCCTCGCTAGGGACAGGATGGCGATTGCGTCGCTGGTGGTGGGCGTCCAGCCGACGGTGGTGTAGAGGACTTTGAGGCGGTCGCCGAGGAGGAATTGGGTCGCCTGGGACTGGTCGATGACCAGGTCGTGGGCTTGGGGGTTGGCGGCAGAGATGGGGCTGTAGGGCGCGGGGTAGGCGATGGCGACGCCGTTCTTGTAGACGGTCAGGAGGAAGGTGCCGGCGGTGCGGGCCTCGGTCAGTATGAGCTTGATGCGGGCGATGCACAGGTTGAAGGGACAGACGTATTCGGTCTCGGCGGTGTAGCCCAGGAGGGCAAAGGCCGTGAGGGTGGCGGTGCCCGTGAGGTTCTCCGCCAGGAAGTTGGCGTCGTGGCCGACGGTCATGGCGGCCTCGGTTCTATGCTAGGGACTCGACGCGGTTGCCAGGCCAGGCCAGGACTTCGGTGGCGGAGACGATCAAGCCGATGATCGTGTTGCAGTCGCCCGTCGTGACGGGGGCTGACTCGGTGTAGCAGCCGTAGGACGTTCCCTCGGCGGCGTAGAGGGCGCCGCCTGGGGTGCCGCCGGTGAAGCCCGATACGAGGGCGGTGGAGTAGGCGGTGATCACGTCGCCGCTGGCTCCGTCCTCGCCGGCTATGAGCTTGGCCTGGATCGCTGTGCCGACGGTGGCGAGGGCGCGTTTCCAGCCGGAGGAGTAGCCAAGGAGGTCGCCCTTCTTGCAGGCTTCGGCCAGGGTGACTCGGACGGGCATGGCCGCGTCGTTGATCGTGCGTCCTGCGGTCGCTTCGGTTAGGGCCATGACTTACTCCTTAGTTCGTCCAGTCGGCAGAGGTGATGCCGTCCATGCGAGCGATGGCCTGGGTGCAGAAGAGGGCGATGGCGTTGTACCACTTCACCCGCCAGCGGGTGGCGTCCTTGGTTTCGAGGGCGCCGACTAGCTCGGCGGCGATCCCCGAGGGGCCTTCGATGCCCATGAGTGAGCCTTCGCCGCACTTGATGGCGAAGATGGAGGAACAGACGCCGCCGACTTTGAGGGCGTAGCGGCTGGTGGCGATGGTCTCGGTGTCGACGATGAAGTCAGACACGGCGATGGGGATGTCGCCGTAGGCCAGGACGGGGCGGCCGAGCAAGCCTAGGGTGGTTGTCGCCAGGGCCGAGCCTTGGGCGCGGGCCAGTTTCTGGATGCCGCGACGGGAGCGGCGGGACATGATCAGGAGGTCGGGTTTTCCTGGCTTCACGAGGTCAATGAGTTGGTCGAGGGCGGACAGGGTTCCGGCGGCGCCGGTGGTGGTGGTGCCCATGTTGACCTGCTGGGCGCTGGAGCCGATGAGGGTGTGCAGGCCGTCCCACT